TCAGAACGTCGCCGGGCTGGCATTGAAGCCGGTGACACAGGATCTGGATCGTCTCAAAGGGAACGTTCTGATGCCGCGCTCCATGATTTCGTCGTAGTTCATTGATACCTCCTAAGTCTCTGCTTCATCCGTCAAATCAGCATTTGAAATGGTAATCCGTTCTCCATTTGGCAGTATAAACGCCAGCTTACAGCCGCAATACTCAGCTATCTTTACAAGATCTTCGGCAGACCATCGTTCATTCGAAAACTTGTTGCTTAGGCTCTGCTTACTACTCATACCTAAGACTTCCATCAAATCCGACTGCTTCTTTTCGCGCTCAAGCAGCAGGGCTTTGACCTTTTTTGAAACCGACACCTTGCGCCACCTCCTTCTAGTACGAATATACACCATTTCCGTTTATACGTCAATAAAAAAGTTTTACGAATCCACGAAAATATTTAACTTTTCTATTGACAAGTACACGAAAATGGTGTAATATAAGCATGTAAGGCAAAGCCGAACAGCTTTTTGAAAGGAGCGAGGTGAATGAACGACGTGAACGTCACCGAGGCGCTGCTGAAAGCGATCCTCGAACTCATCGAGAAGTGCGAAACGCTCGAAGAACTCCGCGAAAGCGTCAAGCGCATCATGGATGAGTAAATAAAAAGAGTAGCGGCCCCTTCCACAGACCCGCTACTCAAACACCCCGAAAGGTGAGCCGGGAGCCTTACCCCGGCCACCTTGATTATAACCGAGTAAGGCAAAAATATCAAGGAGGAACACAAAATGAAATACGCTGACATCAATCGCAGATTTACCGAGATCGTAGCCGAGTGGCTGGCCAAGGGCTACTCCATCAATACCGCTTCCATGAGCGGCAGTCAGGGCGAAACCGCAAAGATCGATCTTACGGACGGCAAAGAGATCGTCCGCATCTTAGTAGACCGCTTCTCTGATTACGCGGCAAACGTTGAGGGCGTCGAGATCATCGTCGGCAAGGCGCTGGATGCCGATGTCCGCCCCAACAACAACGACAACTGGGTGACGCTCTGGAACAACCGGCTCGAAGTCCTCCAGCAGGAACGGTTTTTCAAAATCGGTGAAAACCGCGTAAGCGGTACGCAGTACGGCACCGAGGCCGAGGCGAAGGCCGCTGCAGAGCTGCGCCTCAAGCGGTACATCGCTAAGGAGTGTTCTTCCAAAAGCAAAACATTTACCGGTGAGGCCATCGAGATTGCCAAGCGCGTTATCCGCCGCAAGTTTGGGGCCAACCGCATTGCCACGGCCTACGTAATGGTTTTCAAGTATGACAACGCATATTGCGTCAGCTACCGGGACAGAACCTATCGGCTGCGTTGAAAGGGGAAATCCGCACCATGAAGAAGATAACTGCTATGGATTACAAGAGAGCTGCCAGAGACGCCATGAAAAAGACCGTCGGCTTTGCACCCGCCCTAAAGAACATCATCCCTATGGAGGGCGGAGACAACGGCGAGATCGTCACAGACGTTGCTTTCTGCATCGCAGCCACCGGTAAAGGGTACTCTTGGAGAATCGGCGGCGAAGTCGAAAGAGCTGAAGCGTATGACATCCAGCCTCAGAACGCATAAGGGCAAGGAGGAAACCAAATGAAAAGCGTAAAAGTCGAGTGGTGCGAAAACTTCATCCGGGCGCGGTTCACAAAGCATCATCCATTTCCCGGCGGCGGAATTGAGGTCGGCTGTTTCTGGAACATGGCAGAACGCGCTGGGCTGTGGGAACGTGGAACTTACGGATCGCCGATGAGCATCGCGCTTTCGCACCTTTGCACGGCCGAAACTGTCCTCGACGGAGACGGAAATTACTGCTACACGGTATTCAAGCTGACATAATAGAGTCCCGCCCCGGAGGTTACGAGGGCTGAAAGGGTAAATCATGAATAAAATCCGCCGTAAAAATTTGCAGGCCATCATCGACCGGTTGGAGGAGCTGAAAGGCAGTCTCGAAGATCTTCAGGCCGAGGAAGAAGAATACCGAGACAACATCCCGGAGAATATGCAGGAAAGCGAACGCTATGAAAAGGCCGATGAAGCCTGCGACAATCTTTCCAGCGCCGTAGACAGTCTGGAAGAAGTCATCAGCAGCATCGAAGCTGCTATCGAGTGAAAGGAGCCGTCATGGAGAACAAATCTTGGACAGTCACTTATCGCAATCGTGACAACGGCCAGCGGATCACCGCCGCCGTGTTCGCAGTGGATCAGCAGCAGGCACGAGAAAAAGCCAAAGCCGACGGCCGCGAGGCATGGGAAGTCGAAAGTATCGAACCAAACGAGGAAACGCTGGCGCGGATTCTCATTGCCGAATTTGCCAAGAAGCAGAGCGGACACTTCGCGTGTCCCCGCTGCGGGAAGATGACAATGGACGCAGAGAGTGTCACGCGCAATGCCCTCAGCCGCCGTGTCAGCTGCTACATCTGCGATACTTGCGGAACGGTTGAGGCCATCGAAGATTTCGCGCATAAGCAGGATTCGCTCAGCACGTGGGCAATCGTGAGAGAACCGGAACGATGGCACATGCTGAGTTGGATTAGCGACAATATTAAGATTGATGGCCACGAGGGAACGTGGTACATCATTGACGAGGGTGATTTTCAGATTACCCCGGACGTGAACGGCGAGCCACAGACACTTACCGCGCACCTGTTTCTACTCGAAAGCAGAAAGTTCGGCGACGAAGCTGCGTGTCTGATCGTCGATAAGAAAAAGCAGATCGTCATGGAGGACGTCTGGAACGGCCTCGACGATCTGGAAGACGCCGGGTGGGAGAAAGCGCGGAAGATCGAATGCCCTGTCTGCAAGGGCGAGTTTCTGCGGGAGGACATGACCTTTACGCGCGACTGCCACGGCATCACTTTCCGGCTGGTCTGCTTCGGCTGCTACGAAAAGGTCATGGCAAAAGGCTACGACGGAGCATATTACACCGAAGTGGATGAATGTATTGAGGAGGACTATTGAGCATGAGTAAAGACTGGACACCCGAGGAGCTGGCAGCAGCCAGCTCCGTAATGAAAGCAGCAGGAAACATGAGCTACGAAGAGTTTCGTGCCGCACCGAAGCTGACGCTTCGCTTATTGGGACGTGATAGCTGGGATCGCCCCGTGTATGAGTGCGACGGGAAGCTGTATGTTGACGTTGACCCGCGTAGAAGCAGACCGGCGGACATCTGCACGAAGTATGGAAATGCTTTTGATGGCGAACCGTGTGACCCAATCCCAGAGAATACCATCATTGAGTTTGTTCCGGAGCGTGACACATGGTCGTTCTAAGATAAACGCCTCTGTCGCGTCGCTGCTGGACTTGCAAGTTTAGGCAGCGCAAAGCGACGAGAGAATCAATGGGCAGATATAAAAACGGCGTAGCGAGCCGCCAGAGCCGCGCAAAAAAGAAAACCCCTCACATGACACTTCTGCCATGCGAGGGGTTTGTTCATGTGTTCAGATAAAGGCGCTGTCCACGTTGTCCGATGCGTCCTGCTCCTGAAAGCCGTTTGCCTTGGCGGCTTCAAACGTGATGCCGCCACGCTTGTGGTCGGACTTGACCAGCTCAAAATAGCACTTGCCGCCCGTGATGATGATAACCTGCGCCAGACTGAGCGCGGCTGTCAACCAAGCGGCAGAAGCCATATAGTTGGACTTGATGCACAGGCGCATCAGGTAAATACATTCCTGCGTGATAAGCAAGCCAGACCCGACCAGCAGGAAGCAGACGAGTTTGCTCGTGTCCAGCTTCTTTCTCCTGCGCTTTTTCTGAGCCATCAGATCATGCCGAGCTTCTGCGCGAAGCGGTAAAGAACCGTGACGAGCTGCTCGCGCGTCATCATGTCCTGCCACATGAAGTTCGCGGAGCCGTCGGGCAGCGGTGCGCCGCCCTGCACGATGCCGTTGTTGACTGCCCACTGGCGAGCAGCTTCGCTCCAATCGCTGCAGTCATTGTCCTGAAGATCTTTCCGCATTTCGCGGAAAAGCTCTGTGAAGGTTGCTTTGTCCATATCGTCGTCCTCCTTTTCTCCGTTTTCCAACACCATGACCGTATGCCCGGACGATACCAGAATATCGCCCCGGCGCAGGTAGGCGTCAGATGTCAGGTACTTCCGGTCAGTCAGCAATTCAAATTCTCCCGTAGCAGGGAAGCAGCGCATCATGCAGTAGGTCGTGCAGGAATTGCGCTGCTTGCGGTAGGTTTCTTTCAGGGCGTCGACACCAGCGGAAATTGCGCAGAGCATCATAAATGCGCTGCAGTCCGTTTCTACGGGCTTTGCGATCTTGCTCAGAATGAAGTCTACCGCTTCCGCAGCGACGTAGGCTGTGTTGCGACCGTCCTGATCGTACCCGATGTTCTTGTTACCGACACCAGCTTCGCACGCCTGCGCGGCTAGCTCGGCTTTCCTGCGGTCCTTGAACCGGAGAACGCCGAGCCAGCTTCCAGAGTACCAATACGCGAAGTTTAATTCGCGACCGGTCTGATTGCCGGGTTTCTGCCCATGCGCGCCGGTTTCGCCGAGCGACGCCTGCCCGATGCGTACGCTCATGTTTCGTCGCCCCCGGAGGTCAAAAGCTCACCGGCGGTGAGGAAACTGTGATTCAGCCAATACACAGCAGCCTCGATCATAGCGTCCAGCTTTGCTTCGTCAACAGCGATGTGACGCTTTTTGAGCCAGTCAAGCACAAATGCTTTCTTCTCATCTCCGCGACCAGAGCCCTTATAAAGCTGCTCTGCGGCAGAAACAGCGACTCTCACCCAGCCTTCAATATCGGTCTGCTGCTGGGCTGTGGTCTTGCTCTTGATGTACGGGATGACGACGGTCGTAAAAATCGCTGCAAGCAGCAGCAATGCCGCCTCAATGATCGGCGTGATGTTGTATTCCATAAAACGCTTTCCTCCTTAGTCATAAAGGGCATGAATGCCCTGTGCCGATAAAAAGTCCTTCTGCTCGTGTTTCACTTTTGCTGCGTAGTCCAAAGCCGCGTGCATATCTCCGTTGCAATGCGCGTCCGGAATCCGCTGCACGGCCTTGGCCGTGGCTTCGCCCAGGGCAATCGCGGCGCTGCTCGACTGAATGACGAGAAGCAGCATCTTCTCCCGTGCGGCGTCTCTGTCCTCAGCGACTTTTTCCTGCTTGGAGATACGCCGTTCCAGCTTCCAGACGATAAAGCCCATGATGGCCGACGGAATACCCATTGCGGCGATAAACGCAATCAGGAAATTGCCAGCGCTGATTGTAATCATGCCTTTTCACCTCATCGCATGCCAAATGTAAGAGGGGCGGTTTGTGCCGCCCCTCCCGCTGTGTGTCAGACCTCGACTTCGAGATCCTTCAGGATTTCCTCGACCTGCGGCTTGATAAGAGCCGGCACCTGATCGAGCGTCTTCTTGCCCTTGATAATCAAGGTAGCGTAAACGACTGCCATGGTCTGCACCTCCTTCCCAAGCAAAATGGTCAAAAGAAAAAGTCGAAGGCGCTTCATACGCCCTCGACCTCATCTTCTTCAAGGATACGCCGGACTTCCTCGCGCAGTCGTTCCGGCACATCATCAAGTGTTTTCAGCCCCTTTCGGATCAGCTCGGCATACACTTTCGCCATATCCATCAACCTCCGATCACAAGCTCATAGACGTCACAGAGCGCAAGCTGCGCCTGCGTGATCTGTGCGGACAGTCCTTCATTGTTGCTTTGCAGGTCGCTTACCTGCTGTTTCAGCTTCGGAATGGTCTCCTTTTCGGCTTCGGCCAGCTTCGCCTGCGCGAAATAGCCGTCGAAGCTGCCGAGAATATCATCATAGATCCCGTCATAGAATGGCAGTTCCAGATAATACTCATCGTACTCGAAGCCGGAGATCGTCAACTCGCCCTGCGTTTCCGAGAACGGAGCTACGTTCTCATAGAACCGCACAAGGCAGTAGCCGGGCTTGTCAGGCTGCTCCTCCAGCGAGAACGCATTTGCCGGCGCATTGTCGCCTCTTACTTTCATTTCGCACAACCTCCTTCAAGATTCGTACCCCGATAGGGTCAACATACTTTTTCCGCGCCATAACAGAATCACAGTGCTTGAGCTGACCGATTCTGCTCAGCAGACCGGCAGCGGACGAATAAGAGATCCGCTGATGCCGCTCGATCCGCTTGCGGACTCTACGGCATTGCCGTGTGAAGCGCAGGAAATTCTTACGCCGCATGGTGGTGTGGTCGCGGTAGAACCGATACCCGACAAAGTCCAGCGCCCGCGCCCGCAAGGGAAACACCTGCCAGTTTCCTTTCATCTGCAGGCGCAGCCGCTTTTGCAGATACTCGGCAACCGCTTTACGCGCGCGGTGCAGCTTTTTCTTGTTCGGGCCGAACAGAACGATGTCATCCATGTACCTTGCGCTGTACTTCACGCCGTCGAGCGTCAAGATGTATCGGTCGAGCGATTCAAGGTAGAAGTTCGCAAGCCATTGGCAGATGAAAAAGCCGATGGCAAGCCCCTGTTCGCAGGTCTGAAGAATATCCCATGTCAGCTTCAGGTATTTCTTGTCCTTGATCTTGTGTGCCAGCATCCAGATCAGCTTCCGGCGGTCGACAGAGTGGTAGAAATGGTGAACATCCATTTTGCAGACGTACCGGCTTCCTTTTTTGCCGTGGTGAATGACACGCTTGCAGCGCCGAAGCGCGTGCTTTCCGCCGCGTCCCGGTACTGATGCGCAGCACCAGTAATTCATCCCGCGCAGGAAGACCGGCGCCGCCGCCAAGACCATCAACGTGTGGACGATGCCGTCGGGGAAGAACGGAACGTATTCGATCTCTCTCCACTTTCGGCTGCTGTTGTCGAAGATCTTGCGCTTCTTCGGCTGGGCTGGGGCGAAAGTCTGCGTCTGCAGAAGATCATAGACGCGGTCCGTGTAGCCGTCCACGTCGGCCAGCACCCTCCTTACGTCGCGCCGATCGTGTTTGTCTTTCGCGCCAAACACAATGGCTTCGCGGATGTGTTCTTTGTCACACATCCATTCATACAGGAATCCTTTTCTTTTTGGCATTTGCCTCGCTCCTTGTTTGCCATCGGGGTCTTTCCAGATACCTTGCGGTCGTACTAGAGCCCGTCCTGTAGCGGCAATATTTCCACCAAGCGGTGAGGGAGAGCCTGCGCAAAAAATGGAGCATACAAACAAGTAGGCGCGCGCCGATGTTCGAGTTCGCGTTGGACGAATTGTAGTTGCCATTGAAAAAGAACAGGCCGCAGTTCGCAGCATCATTCCTGTAGTAGCCGCCGACGCAGAGAACACACCAGCCAGAATTCGAGTTCACGTGAAGCCCAAAGCACCGCACAAGCTGCGCAGACAATCCCGTCGAGAATTATACTGTCTATGCGCTGAGAAGGTCTGAAAACGGGAGAAAATAACGAAATGCGTTATTTTGAAAAAATATACGCGCCGCGCTTCGCGCGGATATATAGGGAATGGCGCTGCCGCGCCAGAGCGTAAAACGTGCCGCTCTGAAAACGGAAGACCACGGGGGCTGCGGCCCCCGGTCCCCCATTAGGGGACGTAAAGGAGGCGCGCGCCGATGCGCGAGCTCGCGAAGGACGAATTGCAGTCGCCACTGAAAAAGAACAGGCCGCAGCCCGCAGCACCATCCCCGCAGTAACCGCCGACGCAGAGAACACACCAGCCAGAATACGAGTACACGTAGTCGGGCACGTAGGTCGTGCCGCTGCCACCGGTTCCCGTCGGAATAAATGCCCAGGGGAGGGCCGTGCAGTTTCCGAGCGTTTTGATATTGCCGCTGCTCGGCAGGCTAAGTCCCGCCGACGTGTAGTT